TGGCAGAACAGGCCCGCCGTCGTCGTCCAGCAATCCCCGTTGGTCAGGTTGTCGGTCGGTGCGGCGCCATGGGGAAGCCGAAACGATGCGTACCCGGAAGCCCCGGCCGCCGGGGTCGTGCCGACGAGCACGCCCGTCATGGTTCCGCCGGCAAGGGCAAGCCTCGCCTCAGTGGCCGTCTCGAGCAGTTGCAGGGATGCCTTGATGGTCTGGTTGTCCGTAATGGTCGAGCCTGTGAATTCCCCGAGGTTTACGGCCCCGTCCGCCACTCCGGAGAGCGTCACGAGGTCGTCAACGCTCAGACCGGCTTTCATGGCCGCGAGGTCCGCGCTGGCAAGCCAGGTCTGCATGTTGGCCGAGGGAGTGATCCCGGCCCAGGTCGTCAGGTCCGCATCGGCGGCCTGGAACGTGGTCGTCGCCGTGTTGCAGGAAATGGCCGTACCGGATGAGGCGTAGGTGCAAAGCCTGCCGTCCGTCATCGTCCCGCCGAGCGACAGGGCGAAATTCCCGAGGGTGAGGGAGGAAGACCCGCCAGCGTTGCCGTTGATCACCACGGCCCCGGTAGCGACCTGCAACGAGGTGTCGATGTTCAGCGCCGCCGCGGCGGCTACGTCCAGCGAGGCTGTGCCGTTGGTCAGGTTGAAGGTGTTAGTTCCGCCGGTCAGTACCGCGCTCTGCGTCGTGATCGGCAGGTTGAAGACCCACCCCGTAGCCGATGAGGTGATCGTGTTGGATTGGTCGGCCTGCCCATAGATGATTTTGCCGTCCCCGAGGTACAGCCCGCCCCACTCAGCCGCCGTGCTCCCAAGGGTCAGGGTAGCCGCACCGGGGGTGAAGTTGCCGCCCGTCAGGCTCAAGGCACCAGCAGCGCCCGTCAGGTAAAGGCTCTGGTTGGCCTGGAAATAGATGCTCTTGGAGTCGTGCAGGTAGATGTGTCCGAACTCTGCCGATGTCGTGCCGATGGTTTGCCCGCCCGCCGAATCGGGGATGATCGCCCCCGCCATGGGAACCGTGCCGTTGGCGAGGAAGTCTCCCACGCCCGCCGGGGCATCTTGCGTACAGAGCACCTGCGACCCGTCCGAGTAGCACCATTTTGTGTTGGTCAGGGTGCCGATGCGAGGATCGGTGCCGCTTCCGGAGCCCGGAGGACCTACGGCGAAAGCAAGAGGCGAAGCCGCAAGGATAGCAAGAAGAATGACCGCCAGGATTTTCTTTCGCATTTTCGGCCCTCCCGTTAATTCGTGTCGACCTTGGCGTCGACCTGCAAGGTCTGCGTGGTCCCGCCGGTAAAGGCGGTCGTAATCTTCATGCTCGTCGCCTCACGAGGCACATATCCAAGCGTGATGATGTAATTCCCGTCGGCATTCAGGGTCAGGGTGTAGGATCCGAGGGTCGTGCCGGATGTCGAGGAAGCCGGGACCTGATACAGGGTCGTGCTCCCGAGCTGCGGGACGATGAACTCGATCTTCGAGATCGCCACGCTGGTCCCGTTGCCTTTCCCGTACTTCAGGAAAATCTGCACGGCGCCCTGGTTGCCCCGGACGTTGAAAGTGACATCGGGTGTTGCAACGGCCACCACGCCCGTCACCGATGAGAGGGTGTTATCCGCCTGGGCCGGCACTGCGAGGAGGACCGTCAGCAAGACGGCCAGCCACACAATGAAAAATACTCTGATCTTCTTCATGATCTCACTCCTGCGATCTACTCCGTTGACGGGTTTGGCTTCTTCTGGTTCGGGCTGTACTCGCGTCGCACCAGATCCTTCCGCTCGAGCCCCAGGACGAAGAGGTTCCAGAACTCGACGGCCCGGGCCGCGTTGTACGGCGACATGGCTGCATCCTTCGCGTAACATCGGAAAAGGATGTAATTGACGAGGATGTCCCGGTAGACGTCGGAGATGGTGATGGCCACGTCATAGGTGGGCCCTTCACCGGCCACCACATCGGCCGGCACGGCGGAGAAGACGGCCTCGACGTACCCCTGAGAAGCGCCCGGCTGCGGAGGCGTGACGTAGAAATGCCCCGGGTCCTCATCGTTGTAGATGTAGTTCTTGACCGTCGCGTTGGCCGAATCGGCGTGCCAGCTCGGGTTATAGACGTCGAGGAAGTCCATGCCGATCGGCGTGATGGCCGCCCCTGCCACCAGGCCCGTTGTCCCCATGTTCCGAATGAGCCGAAGGAACTGGATGCACTCCGGGATGGTCGCCGCGGCCGGGGTCTGGAACGATGCGGTCCCGTCCGGCACGCTCTGCTTGGTGCCCGTGGCGAGCTTGTAGACCATGCTCACCGTGTAGACGTCGGGCTTGAGGATGACGGCCTGGCGCTGCCCGGCGTTGAGATAGCGGAGCTTCTCGGCGTCCGTCCATCTCACCTTGTCGGTGTCGAGAAGGATCGCGTCTACCTCAGTGAAGATCGTGCTGGCGTAGATCGTGCCCACTTACTTCTTGCCTTTCTTTTCGGTCGGCGCCTCTGCAGGGCCGTCGACCTTGGTGAATTGCGCGAGTTCTTCCTGCGCCTTCTCGAGCTGCTCCTGAAGGTCGAGGTTGTCGGTCTCCAGGCGGACCTTGAAGGCCTCGAAGGCCTGCTTCTCTTCCTTCAGCGCCTTGTTCTCGTCCTGCATGGCCGTGAAGACCTTGGCCATTTCGGAAAGAACGCCATGGAGGGCCTCGTCGACCATGAAGGCCTTTCCCTGAATCTCGATCGGCACGCGCTTCTCGTTTGCCGTGGGCTCGATCGCCCTGTCTTTCGCAACCGGGTCGTAGGGTCTCATGTCCTTGCGTGCCGCGAGGGCTTCCGACCACACATAGATGGTGCCGCTGCCGTCCTGAATCAGGTACTTTCCTTTCGGGTCCAGTGCCATGTCCGTAACCTCCTGATGGTTTTAAGAAGGCTCCGGGCGCCCGGCTGAACGCCCGGAGCGGTTGATGGACAAGTTGACGCGCCTAGTCGCACATATAGCCGGGGAGGTAGAGCACGAAGCTCCCCGTCACTTCGTCCGCCACGAAGATCATGTCGATGGTGTCGGTCGATTCGAAGTCGAGCCCGCCGTAGTTGTCGGTGCCCCACTCCTGGTCGTCGGCGACGTATGTGATGGTGCCCGCCGTGCCGTCCAAGGCAACTCCGTCGAACAGATAGTCAGTTGACCCGCCGATTCCGATGTCGGCCGTATTGGAGGCCGTGCCCGGGGAGACGACCTTGAAGGCTGCAAGGCCGGGAAGAAGAACGCAGGCGGCCGGGATGTCCCAAATCTGAATGACATCGGCCGCCGTGATCTTGGCGTTGGCCGTCAAGGTCGCGTTGGCCGCGATGATTTCCGTCACTACGATGGGGATCCTGGCCACAAAGATCTGGCCGTAGTCCATTGCGGCCGGCCTGGTATCCCCCTTCGTCAGATTGTAAGTACCCATGTGAATCTCCTTTTCTTCGGAAGCCCGGGCCGGCCTGATTACCGACCCGGGGTTAGGGGTTTAGCCCTTGGCCGCGTAGAAATGCCCGAGCGCCTCGGCCTTGATGGTCTCGTAGCCGTAGACCTGGAGGCCTTCCATGAGGTCGCCGAAGTCGTCGGGGTTGGGGATGACGCGGTTCTCGGTGAGCTGGGACGCGAAGGTGATCGCCGACGGATGGCCGAAGATGCAGTTGTGAACCGTCGTGGTGCCGTCCTTGGTCTGCGCGATCTGGTTGCTCGAGTAGACCGTGAAGCGGTCGATGACGCCGATCCGGCCGTTCCGCATGATGGAGGTCCCGTCGCCGGAAAGGCTCGCGTCCTTCAGGTCGGACTTCTTGATCATGCCGCAGAAGATGGCCGGGATGACGAGCCAGCGCTGCGTCTCGGGCACGTTCTGCTCGTCCAGGGCCGTGCCCATGTCGACGATGTAGTCGAGGATGTTGGTCTTGTCGACCGTGACGAAGGCCCCGGAGGCGCCGAAAGCGAGGGCCCCGGACTTCGCGCCGGCCGTGTTGCCCTTGTTGTAGGTGTCGGCGTCGGCGTAGACGGCCGCCAGGATGTCCAGGTCGATCGCAATCTTCATCTGCTGGCCGGCGTCGTCCGTCCACTTCTCGACGTAGTTGATGTCGGCCTGCAGCTTCTCGACGTCGTTGATCGAGATGCTGTAGTATTTGCCCTTGTCGATGAGGAGGTCCACCTTGCCGGGAAGCGGCCGCTCGCGCTGGAGCTTCTGCCCGATGGTGTAATCCCGGATGGTGATGTCGGGGATGGTCCGGATGTGGACCGTGTCGCCGTACTTCTTGATTTCGCCTTCATAGTCCGTGTTGGTGATGGCACCGAACACGGTAGCCGTGTAGAACTTCACGAGCGTCTTGCCCGCCCAAATCTCGGGAGTGTAAGTCCCGCTGTGGGTGGTAAGGCCCGAAGAGACAGGGTAAGCCATGGTTTTCTCCTTTTCTCATGGCTTCCCCCCGACAGGGTACTTACCGGGCCGGGGGCTGTGTCGGCAGCCCCCGCTCGCGCTCGTCAGACCCGGGTCTAGCCTTGGATCCTCCCCTGCGTGTTGGCCAGGATGATGTCCGCGTCCGTTTTCTTCATCTCGTCCGTGACTTCGTTCTTGGCCGCCGCCTTGGAGAGGCTCGCGTAAAATTCCTTGACTTCTTGCCGCGTGTAGATTTTCCCGGCGGGCGCTTCTTTTCCGGCCGGGTCCCGCTGATTGACGACGGAGCTGTCCGGTTCGATCTGCTTGTTAGGGTCGATCCGGTGCTCCTGTTTGTTTTTATTTGCATAGCCGGGATTGGCGCTCTTGAAATCGTTGAAGATCTGGATGACCGTCGCGTAGTCCGATTCCTGTTGCGCCGCCTGGAGGCGGCCGCGGCGGGTCTCGTTGCTGTACGGAAGTCTCAGGTCCAGCCAATCGTTGAACGGGTCGCTCCCGTTGATAGGCTCCCAATCGGGTACCTTGTCAGCCAGTTCCTTCCAGAACTCTTTGACCTTCTTCGTCTCGATCTCCTTGCGGAGCTCGGCGATTTCGTCCGTGCCCTGGTTGGGCTTGGCAGGCTCCCTCTTTGAAAGAGCCTTGAGGAGGATCCCGATGGCCTTGTCGTCGAACCCCTCACCCCTCAGATACTCGAGGTCCTCTTCATCGAGCGAGGAAAGGACAGCCTTCCCATCGTCCGCCGCCGCTGGTTTCTCGGTGATCTGCTTCTGCAGCTCGCCGTTGAGCCGGTTGGCCTCGTTCAGTTTGCCCGTGAGCTCCTGAAGCTGGCCGCCCTGCGTCCGGACCTGATTCTTGAGGTTGGTCAGGAGGTTGACGTCGTCCTTGAGCGCCTGAATCTCGTTGTTGTACTTGCCCTGGAGGGTCGCAAGCTTCTGCTGTGCCTCGGCCAGCAGCGCCTTCAGACTGTCGACGGTCTCCGCCTGCGCGGGCTTGTCCTTGTCCCGGTCTCCGGTGGGAGCTGCGGAAACTTCGCCGGCCGGTTTCTCCGTGGAGGCCTGCACCTGCTTCAGAAGTTCATCCGCCTTGTCCGCCCGGGCCTGTACTTGCGCCGGTACTGCCATGGTGATGCTCCTTTCGGGGGCTGCCTGTGGCGTCTCCCCATTTGATTTATTCCCCCGGACGCGCCTTGCGGTATGCGCCCGGGGGTTGTCAGCCTTCAATTACGCGAACAGGATGTGCGGGACGCTGTCATGGTCGCCCGCGTTGCTGCCGGTCTGGAGGTTCCCGGAAGCCAGCAGCAGGTTGAAGTCGAAGCCAGCCGTGTAGGTGGCGCAGTCGACGTCGGTGATGGCGCGGTTGTTGATGACGTGGAAGATGTCCGCGTCGTCGTCGACCCACTGGCCCGTCGAACGGATGATGTTTCCAGCGATAAGCGGCATCCAGGAGGCCGTCGCCGTGCTTGCCGCGATGATGCCCTTGGCTGCCGTGCCGAGCATCCGGTTGTTGGTGATCCGGGTCCCGCCCGCCTCGCCAGCTCCGAAGCTGATGTAGGACGTGACGAAGGTGCCCATGAAATCGCAGTCGTCGACCACCAGAAACGGGCATGCCGTCGAGAGGATCGCGCTGGTCATGGTTCCGAGGGTGCCGTCGAACGCGCAGCCGTGGAACTGAGGGCCGGAAGCTGCGTTGGTGAGCGTGATGATCGGGGAAGCGTGCGCCACGGCCTTGAAGTGGATGTTGAAGAACCGGGTGCCGTAGGATTCGCCGACCGGAAGGTGCCGACCGGACAGGCCCGCCCGGGTGAATCCGTCGTAGGACCCGAGGCCGATCACGTCGCATTTCGTGGGGAACTTCACGAGGTTGGCCGACAGGGCATCCCCGACCACGAAAATCCGGTTGCGCCGGGCCCACCAGCGATTGCGGGTGGCCGCGATGCTCACGTCGCTTGCCGCGATGGCCGTGGCCAGCGAATTGAACGCCCTTCCCCAGCTCAGGCCGTCGGTCCCGTTGACCGTCTTGTTGCCGTCGACGAAGTAGTCGAGGCCGCCGCTCGGGTTGCAGCCGGGGGTGATCTGATTGCCGTACTTGTTGAAGATCTGCCCGACCGTCAGTTTCTCACAGGAAAAGTCCTCATATCTCATTGCCTTGCTCCAAAACCGATAAATTTAGGGGAGAATGAGCCTTGAGCCTACTCCCTCTACGGTTTGCGTTGATTTGCCCTTATCTTCTCCGCCGTCTTGTCGGCGGTCTCAGCCAGCTTGAAAAGCGCCTCAAGGACTTGGCAGGCACCTTGGCGCTGCCGGAAGACGTCCTTGTCCGGTTCGTGCCGATTCGCCTCGTCCAGGCGCGTCAGTTCGTTCCTGAGCCACTCTTTCATGCCCCGCGTCTCGGGAAGTGTCGAAAACCTCGAGAGAGAGGCCAGGACACTCAGGGTCACGTTCGGGTCGTGCGTCGGGACGTAGATCATCAGAGCCTCACTTGGGCATCTTGAGCTGGACTTTCTTCACCGGGAACTTCTCCCCTGCCTTCCCCAGCGTCTTGATGAACCGCCGCTCCGCGTAATTCGGCTTACCAGCGGTCAGGACAAGCTCAAAAGCTTTCTGGCTCGGCCTGCGCTTCTTCCCGTAGAGCTTCCGCGTGACCTTCACGGTCATGTTCTGGCTGATGTACTTCGTCGCCTTCCACGCCCCGGCGTACAAAATCGCCCTCACACACTGGTCAGCCGCTTTGTCTATGATGCCCCTCACTGTGGCCATGGCCTCAACCTCCTGTTTCAGTCACTCTCAATCAAAAGCGCTACAATGCTGCCGTTGTCTTTGTGCTCCTGCTTTGCTTTTGCCTCACGCTCCCACCCGCCAGATTCGCAGTGATAGCCTTGGAAGCAAACTCTCGCATCATGAGCCCTGACGACGGGGTCATAGCCTTGATACCGAGACGAGACCATTACGGGAACATCATCATGCAACTTATCCAGGACCTTCTTGAGTTCGCCCACAGTAAACATCGTCCCTCCTAGTTCCCTCTTGCAATGCCCGGCATGAGGAAGATCTTCTTGGTATCTTCAAGGTTCGCATTGGTCACGACGATAAACCCCACGCTCTCATTGCCGATCTTCTGGCTGATGGGGTCGAACTCCGTCTTCCGCTGGGTCAGGACGTCGGAGATAAAGCAGACAAGCTCGTCGCGCTGGTAGACGTAGATCCCGCAGCGCCAGGCATCGTTGCCGCGGTACTTGTTCCGGTGCTCGATCCGGACCTGCTTTTCCCTCATGGCCTTGTCGAGTTTGGCCGCGTGCCGGATCTTGGCCTCGGGAGAATTGGCGTTCGGAGGCGGCGCCGGGTGAGGCATGCCCAGGTTCACGAAGGTTCGACCCAGGCAATGCCGGACGAAATTCACGGCCTTCTTCATGTCCTTGCCGAAGCTGTACTTCTTCGCGCTTTTTATCGCTTCCTTGACCATCTCGAGGTCGTTGGCGGCGATCTCGTCCAAGGTCATGTTCTTGATGAATGTGTCTTCCATCCTGCCCTAACCTCCTACTGGTTGAACTGCCTGACGTCCTTGCCCGCCATAGGCTGCCCGTCCGGCCCGAGCTCCTGCGGCTTCTCCTGGTTCGCGGGGCCCCCGGCAGGACCCCCTGGTCCCGGTGCCTGGAGGGCGGCCGCGATTTGTTCCGGCGCCACTCCGAGCACCTGGGAGAGCTTCATGACGATCTGCTGAACCTGCTGCTGGACCTGATTGGCGATCATGTCCTCGCGCTTCGGGACGATCTTGTCCGGGTCCATCTTGAGAGACTTCGCGTTTTCTCTGAGGATTTCGGCCCGGCCGTCGATGCCCGTGATCTGGACGTCGATCGGGTTGGCCGTCGCGGTCAGGAACTCCGTCCGGCGAATCTGCAACTGCTCCTGCTGGACGAGGTAATCCGATGCCCTGGCCTTGATCCGGCAGTCTCCGCGGGCCTGCTCCGGGTTGGTGAGCATGATGGTGAGCCAGTGCTCCTCGACCGACGGGGCGATGACGCCCTTGTCGATGTTCGAGGCCGCGTTGCGGAGGCCCTTAGCCGCCGCGTTCATCAGCATGGAGAGCCCGGAAGCCGTCGCACCTGCC